ACACCACCACGATGGCCAAACATACTATCTAATCCTCTTGCAGCTTTTAATTCAGATTGTGTTGCACCTGCTTTTCTAGCAGCTTCTGCGTGTTTAGGATCTCCAGACTTAGAATATTTTGATAACAATTCTTTTCTTGTTCCACCTTGACTTTTTGGATTGTAATCTGTGGCATCAACAGATTCTTTTTTCATCGGCTTTACATTGACATCTTTAACACCAGTTTTCTTAGCCAAATCTTTAATCATATCGGCATCAGAACCATGACCCAATGTTTTTAGAATTTTGTGACCTGCTTTCTTGGCCATGTCTTTTAGACCTTCATCCAATTCTTCATCATAGTAATCGGAAGAATCTTCTTTCATTGCTTGCTTAGTAGCAGTAGCATACATCACGTTCTTCCAGTTTTTACCATAACGTTGTTTAAAACCAGCTTCACCTTTTTTCATAGACATAACGATTTTTTCACGTTTTGCCTTTTGTTTGTCTGTCATTTCTTCTTCACCCAGATTATTATCTGTGAAAATTTCTTCAGTACCAGTTGCTTTGTTTTCATATAAACTGGCAACAAGTCTTTCAGCGAAAGAATATTCTTCTTTTTTAGTAGCTTTGTCCATTCTACTATTTCCATCATCTTTTTCTGGTGTATCTTTTTGTTTACCACCACCATAACGGTGTCCTTGTTTAACACCAGCATCACCTCTTGGTTGTGGACCTGCTTTAGCCCTAACGTCTTTCAACATATCATCCCAACCTTCAGCGTGTGATTGTGCAGTTACAGGATATTTTTTACCTTGAAACTCAAAATGTGTTTGATTTGCTTTACGTGCAGCATGAGCGGCTTTATGAAAGCCAGTCTCATCAATTTCTGCATCAGCAAGCATTCTTTTTTTATTCTCATTGAGTACTGAGTTAACAGCGTCAATCATGGACTGTGATACTACTGGTTTTGTAAACATTTTTGCTCCTAAACTTTCTTCTTTTTATATTTTTTAATAATTTGAATACCAATATTCCTATTCAAATCTTTATACGAATCCATGCCTTCTTTATTACTGGCACCACCCAACACTCCACCTAACCCCGAGTCACTATCGTCAGTATACTCTTTAATATTTTTTCTAAATTTATTAAAAGGTTTCTTTTCCGCTAAAGGATTTGGTTCTAATTTTGCACCAAGCATTGCAGTACCATTTTGACTTGCATTACTATATTCTTGTGCCTCACCCATACTATTGCCAAGACCTGCACCAGCCGCAGGACTTTGGCCACCTGCTCTGGTATCTAGTGTTTGTCCTACTCCGTCAGGTCTACCAATTCTAGTTGCACTTAGGCTTTTATCTCCGAATTTTTTCCTCTTGATTTTGTCTTTGTCTTGGGAGAAGTTGGTTTCTTTTGTTGCGGGGTTGATCTTGATTTGCGGGGCGCTTTCGGCGTAGACACCGGTGCCGTTGCCGAACGTGTATGTTTTGTTTGGGTTTTTTCTGGCTGGGGCGTCACCTCGGACACTATCGGTGCCGGATCCTGCACGGTTGTCAGGGGTAATGTCGGCTGGTCCAGCTGCTGTGAAGTTTGCTTTGGTTTTAATTTTAAAAAGTTTAGAATCGCTTTTAACATTTTTATCATCCTCAAATAAATAATTGAAAGTTTCATTTATATTTAACTTTCCGTGGTTTTCTAACCATGAAAAGGCCACATCATTATACCTTTTAGTATCAATGAAATTGTTGACTTTTTGATATGTATTGGTGATATCTTCTTCAATGACATCATAGGTACCAACATTCTCAAAAAGAATAAAGTTTTTGAAGTTTTGTAAATAAGATTCTTTAAGATTCTGTGACTGTATCCACTTTTCATGTCTCATGGATTCAGCAATAGTCCTTGTTAATTTTTCATTTCTTTCTTTACTAACTTCATCAGTTGTATTAACAAAAATCATTTGAGTTTCATAACCCAAGTCTTCCAATTCTTCTTTGACGTATATCATACGTACCGCATCATCGGCAGGTCCATTAATAATTAGTGGTGAACGATTACGAATTGCTTCTCTACGCAAATCATGTGTTTTCTCGGATAACTTTTGTTTGTCTGTCAAGTATGCATAAGCTTGTACTGAATTGATTTCTACTGCTTTTGCTTCGGCAATGGCTTCACGAATGACAATATCTTTACCAGAACCTGGTCCACCTGTCACAAAAACCGCTTTAAACATTCCACGGTTAACATCTTCGTTTAGACCCATGCCTTTACGAACATCCTTCATCAACTCTCTTGCGTGGTGGTCAGCAACGTGAGATGGTACACCTTGACGGAAAGAACTAAAGTCATTATTCTTTGCGTGTTCTCTCATCTTAGTACCAGACATACCTTCTGCACCTTCGGCATCAGGGTCACGGTGACCAGCAGAAACTACTGAAATTTTCTTGAAGTGATATGGTACATGACCATTCTTATTTGGTACGCCATTGTATTTGTGTAACAAATCATGGTATTCTTTAACACGGTCTGAACCTGCAACCATAATCAAGTGGTCGTGGCCAGCTTTGTGTAATCTCTCTGCATGGTGCATTAAAGTTGGATGTGCCTTATCAGAAGCAACAAACTTAGTGCCTGGAGAATATCGCTTTAGATGTTTGACTTTCTGTTCAGCAGACAAAGGATTCTTTTTAGAATCTTGTGAATGAGAAATGATGACCTCATGTTTTGCACCCATCTTTTCAGCAGTTTCTTTTACTTTGTCAATTAATTTTAAATGACCAGTAGTAGGCGGATTCATACGGCCGAATGCCATCACCACCGGCTTGTGTGTCTTTTCTTTTTCTTCGTATAGCTCTAAAAATGACTTCATTTTCTAACTTTAAGTAAATTTGCTCTTGCGAATTCTGCACGATTAACCAATTTAGTAGGTTCACCTGCATGGTTGACAACAAAACCTTCTGGTCCCGTTCTCTTGCCATCAATATGATGTTCTAGTCCACCTTCATGTTGTTGCAATACATCTACCAACTTATTTTTGGCAGACTGTAAGTGGCTGTGCATTTTTAATAGATTGTCATAATGTGATTTGTTTTTGTCAATATGACCAGTATGTTGTTTTGCTTCAGATGTTTTACGTGACTGTGCAGCTGGTGTCTTTAACTTAGCTGCAGCCTTTTTATATTTGTCTGTAATGTGTTTCTTCAAGCCTTCTGAGTTTGGTTCTTCACCAGTACGTACGGTATGATTGATGTATGTTGATAAGTGACCAGTTTCACCAAGATGGTCCGTAGCGATGTGATTGTACATATCTGGATGTTTCTTGTGAATGGCTTCAGCTGCATCCATGTGTTTATGAAACTCTGCTTGGTCCTTATCTGAATAGTGAACCTGTTTCGTATCATGGTTAGGAGATTTTTGCCACACATCAGGATGTTGTGTAAAGTTATGTAAATCAGGATGTGGATCTGATGCCATGGAAGTGATATCTTTACCATGGTATTGAGTATGTGTTACTACACCAACTTTAGACTTCTTAATTCTTTCCGCTTCATCACCTTTGGCAGTATAAGTGATGGTATTGGGGGTAAACGATACTTTGCCGTTCTTGCGGTGTTCCAAGTCTTCGCCTGAGTGCATCATATCACCTTGATATACACCAGTTTTAGGTGCAACTTTCTTCAAGTGATTCAATGCTGCGTGTAACTTGTCCATGAGACCAGGAGCGTGTCCATGGTGTTTCTCAATGTCTTTATGTGTATAGTTTATCTTAGGAGTTTTATTGAAAGCAGACTTAGATGCCACAAAAAACTTACCAGTTTCTGGATGATGTCCAAATACAATAGAAGGTGAACCATCATATTTCATGGTCAGATGTGAACTATTGCCACCAGATTTGATATGTTCGTGTGCTTGTGTTAAAGCACCTTTTGCATGTTCAAATCCTTTTGCACCATGGAATAATGGTCTATCCTCAGCATGATGGATATGCTTGAGTTTTGCGCCTTCTTCAGCTTCTTCTTTTAAAAAGGTTATGAACGATTTCATTTAATTCCTGTGAAATGCAACACACTTTGGTTGCCGTAGACCTATTTATATAACTTTTAAAATAACGGTCATATTTTCTTAGGAGATTGGGTCCGATACATAGTCTGAAAATTGTTCCGATTTAAAAAATCGTATATGATCTTTGGTGTCCACCTTCAAAAATTAGATTTTCACGACCAATCAATTCTTCAATTGCTTGTTTTCCACCAGGCAATTCATAGTCATCAAACCACATAATACCGCCTTTAACCATCTTAGGCTTAAAATAATTGATACAATCAACGTAAGATTTATACTGATCCACATCAATATGTACAAATGCAACCTTTGGCATTCTTACTGCACTATCAGGAAATAAGCCTTGCACAACTTTTGCATAAGGCAAAGCATCTCTTACTGTTTCAAAACTAGTATCACCAAAGTCACCAATTTGATGCACATCCATAACATCTCTACAAGGTATTCCACTAAAGGTATCATAAAGAAAGATTTTCCGACCTTGCATTTCAGCCAATTCAGTTAAGTATGAGGCGGTACCACCTTTATAAACACCAACCTCAACAAAACATCCATCTGGAGTTTTACTTGCAACAGATAGCATGGCTTTAATAGTTCTGATATCCGTAATACATGATGGTAAATATTTCTCGCTCATTATAACTCCAATTCTTTAACATTGATTAATTTTGATTTTCTGTTGCCGTAATAATGACGTTTAAAGTCATATTCTACTGGGTGGCCATCCCACATTCTCATATCCTCATCCCAACAAACTATGGTTTCTTTATTCATTAGGTCAGCAATAATGCCAATACCCGTAAATGTTGTGATAAAAGGTTTTGTCGTTTGCTTAATCAGATTACAATTAAGCATAATAGAATTACGATAATCTAGATAGGTTACATTGACGTTTTTTAAATCTGCGCCATTTTTAATAACACTACTGCTTCTTCTAGTATCTACACCAGGATCTTCCTTAGTGGACCATCTATCGCCTATAATATAATACCCCATGTCACCAGATGAAATAGGTTCAATTAACAACTCAAAATCATCATCAACTTCAAATGGAATTTTATACTTGTCTTTAACCCAATTTTCATAACAACAAGTTTCAATAGGCCGATTTTTGTTACTTTGGTCTTTGCGTGTCCAAGAACTTAATTCTATACCACCATAGGTAAAAACGTCATCAGAAAATTCAACCGAATTAATCATTGGTTGATATGTTAGAAACTCTTTGATGCCATTAAATTTACGCATCTCAGGTCTAATAATCAAATCAACTTTTTCATTTTTATATTTTGACAAACCAGAAATTACAGGTAACGCATTACAAAAATCACCTAGGTTATATGTACAATCAATCTTTATCTTCATTATAATCCCTAAACACAACAAACCAATCATCAGTAGAAACTCTGTGCAATTCAAATAAATTTGGATTACTTAGTGAGCTCATTAACAATAGTGTTTGGTCATCATCCATTAAATTATTATCAGCAAGTAACTTTATATGTGACTGAATAATGTATTCAAACTTTGGCCATAAATCTTTAGAAGCAACAATACAAGGTCCTGTAATATGAACATCATTATTAAAAATGATATCCTCTATATTTTTTCCATCATAATCTTTAATATTGAACATGTGTATCTTTTCTTTATTAAAAGGATACTTCCAAGTGGTAATATTATTAAGTGTTGATTCTTCTCTACAATAACCAAAATCTAACCATGCAACCAAATCATTATTAATATATTTTTCTTGGATTGCTTTAGACACAAAACTAGATTTTAAAAGATTAACCACAACGTAGTCAGCATTCCAATATTCAGGATTAGCAACTTGTGATGGATTTATTTTTGATTGGTAGTCTGCATTGTTTTGTACAGTAGCAACACGTTCACGTAACAATTCAAATGAATTTTCAAAATCAACAACCATGATTTGAGTAGGTTTATTACCTCTCAATTTTCTGATTGTATCTACAAATTCTTCAGAAGTATAAACAACCATTTCATTCTCAAGTTTGGCCATATGACCAAATCTTTCAAAATAGGTATCATTTGTTCTTTGTAGGTAGTGTGGTAAACCTTTATCTGGAGTCCAATCACCTCGGCCAATGTCAAAGAAAGCAGTTACGATTGAAATTTCATTCATGTTTTGTATACAAATAATTGTGATTCATCTTCTTGGCCATATTTCTCTTGTACAAACTTTTTCCATTCTGGTACACGGTCATACTGATGAACGATACAATACATTTCACGGTCAGCAGTCCATACAATACCATTATCAAATATAGGTTCAGCGTCTAATAAGAATGGCCTAAATGCCTCAATCTTAGACGGATCAACCATCGTACCTGCTTGACAAGCCCATGCATGTTTATTTTGTGCAAGGAAGATTTTCTCTTTGTATGGTTGTGTGTTGATTAGTACGTTGAATACCGCTTGGTCAACGATAGGAATAGGCCTGTTAGTTGCATTGGTGAAGATGTTGAACACCAAGTCTTTCATGTATTCAGCAGTACCACCCAATACACCAACATTGTATATTGTGTTGTTTTTAAACTGCTCATGTACATATGGACCATAAGCTTGCATTAGATTATCATTACCCCATGGCTCATCACAATAACGCATACCTTCAGAACCAGCCACAAGTTCATACGCACCTAAATTTTGTAAACCATCTGTCATCCATTTAAATGGTGACCATTGAAAGTAAACATCCTTTACATCGGTAGTTACAACATAACGATAGTCTTGCCAAGTATTTCTCAAGTATTCGTAAATAGATAAGAACCGCAATACATGAACTGGCACATTCATATTTGGCATATCAATTATTTCAAATCCTTGTTCTAATAACCATTTTCTAGTTTCATCAGATGCTTTACCGACACACATTACTTTGTGTGCATCAGGCATACATTCATTGACTGAAAGTACCCAAGGTTTGAGTTGGTTGATTCCGTAGTTTGTACAACCACCAATGATTAAATCTTTTTGTTCCAAGGAAATTCTCCATTATATTTTTTATTCATTACTGCATTACCATTTTCAAAGAATTCTGCTGTGACAGAACCCGGGTTTCCGTTGACACGATAGTTAACTGAATATTCTCTTGTACAATCAAATCTAGGAAAGTGTTCAGCAATTGCACCTAGAAATACTCTATCTTGCCCCCAACCTCCGTGCCATGCAGAGGCCAATTTTATCGCAATACTAGTCTTAATGCAATAGCAATTTGTATCAACATGATTGACACCATGATAAGTTTGCCATTTACCAAGTGACTCACAATTATCATCACACAGGTGGTTACCATCTTTATCAATAATGGAACGGAGAGAGTAACACCAGTCTATCTGATATTTCTCTATTGTATTGATGCAGGATTCAACGTGGTTGGGTTTAAATGTGTTATCTTGGTCTAGATATAGAACGTAGTCTGTATTGATTAGGTGCGTGAAGGCTGCATAGATACGGTGACCATAGAAACCATTTGCACCGACATTGATTGGTAGATAACACACTTTTAAGAATGGATTACCAGCATAGTCATCAGATATAATCTTGACTTTGCCTGCAAAATCTTTACCATCACAAACCAAATAAACTTGAGTTTCTACACTTTGATTGAGCACAGACTCAATAGCATCCCGAACCTCAGTTGAACCTGTGGTCGGTATAATCACCGTTGCTTTCATAATTAACCTCTAGTCAGTTTTAATATTCTCTTTATTTGTTCTTCAATTACAGGAGTTCTGTTTGGCCAATATATGTATTCTTTATCTCCAGTCGAATGTAACTTGGTGAGAAAAGGTACAATGATTTTTTCAATTTCAGCTAAGCGGTCTTTATAATCATCTGCTGTTGTTGCAGCTTTATTGATAATAGAATTGTATTCTTCTTCAGATACAGCGGAGAATCCAAAGTCGTTATCTTCAACTTGGTATTCTTTTAAAATTTTGTCAAAGTCTAGTAGTGCCATATTAATGTTTAATCTTGTAGTCACACATGATGTGAGATGGTAAAATACCACCTTGTTTATTTCTAATATTAAAATTTAAACTGAAGACTGGTGTTTCTAATTTAATATCAATTCGCTTTGCTGAACCGCCAACTGGATAAAAAATCTGTACAGTATCAGATGATGGTGTTGATGCTTTGTCTAAAAATGCATCTGTGATTTCATAACTATGTACTTTGCCATTTGCTTCTTTGTGTACAAGAATGTAATCGTAACCAATAACAGTTCTAATGAAAGCCTTCAACTTTGTTTTATTAATCTTAACAGTTTCAATTTGTTTTTCGGCTTTAGTTTTTGTTGCTAGAGGATCTTTTGCTTTGTAATTCATAAAGACATTACGAAAACGAATTGGATCAATATCAAACAATTCTAATAAAGCCTTAGCAGTTGGATTGTCAAACTTACCAGCTTTGAAGTCTGCTTCATTGAAAATCTTACCAACACCAGAATTAAAGAATGTAACTGTGCTACCGTACTTCAAAGATAGATTATGTGTTTTACCTTTTTTACTATGTACGATTAAGTCAGCCAATGCACCACCAATTCGTTCTGTTCTTGGACCACCACGTACTGAAACATAAAGATTACCTGCACCATCGACAGCCAATGGCCTAGGTGTGTTTTCTTTACCGGTAGCTTCAATTCTAGAAATCATGTCACCTTTTAAAGGACCTTGCGTGAAATACTCCGCAAAGTCTTTGTAGGCCACACCAGTCTTTTCATTCTTAATATTGGTTAAGTCTTTTTCAAGGTCTTTCTCAAAATCAATACCTTTATTACCACCACCGCCTTTGGCAGAAATTAATTTTGAAATGATGTATATCTGAGAACCTTGGAATGTTAAATGACCTGCTGTTGACTTTGCACCAGAACCAGTAACGTATTTTGGTTTAAAATCTTTTAATGCATTGAACAAGGTATCTTTAAGGAATGTAGGTCTATCCTTTTTACCATATTGTTCAGGTAAAAAGACAACAAATTCTTTACCGCTAGCACTTTTAGGTGCCTTGAAGTATCCGTTCTTTTGTTCTTTTTCAACCAAACCAATATCTTTGAGTTTCTTGGTAATTGACATTACATTTGCAACAGCCATTTAAATTCCTTTCGTAATAGGATATTTATCTAATGATTTGAATGTCTTTACCTGACGTCCAAACTTCTAGTTCAGTTCTCAATCGTCCTTCAGACTTCAATGTCTCATAACGATTAATTGCCT